ATCACGCTTCGGACTAAACGCCTTCGGCTCCTTTCTGGCCCAGTTAAGGATGGTTGCATAATGAGATTTATACTTATCCCCTTTAGAAGCAATATATAAACTTAAATTATCTACCACTTTATCTATAATATGTTTTTTATATTTGTCAATTAAGCTATTATATTCTTCTTCTGTTAGTTTAACATTTTTCAATTCGCCATATATGTTCTTCTTAACATTCTTAACATTCTTATCATTCTTTACATTATTGTTTGTGTTCACTAGTTGTTCATTAGTTGTTCGGTAGTTGTTCACTAGTTGTTCATTTGGTTGTTCATTTTGCTGATACTGATTCCAGTTTTTGATTGTTATAAGCCGTTGATGACGCTTAGTTAGTTGTTCAATTTGTTGTCCACTTTCTAGTGTTTTTAGTAAACGTTGCACTTTGCTTTCGTGAACTCCTGTAGTATAAGCCAAAATTTTACGGCCTGTTATGAATTGTCCGCTTGCTAATGTCATTCTTTGGCCATTGAAAAGTACATCCTGCTTGTCATGGGTTGCCAATGTTAAAAGTAATACCCATAGTGAAATCCAGTCAGGGTCTTTTGAGTATGGATTACTCCAAATCTTTCTATGTAACTTTATCCAACCATTATCCATAGTATATTATAACATATTTTACTTAAGACTGCAATAGCCTAACTATTTCTTTTTTAACTTCTTCCATGAATCTATAGGCGGAAGGCTCACCTAGTTCTCCATAAAAAACATAATTTCCGTTTATTATATCACCGAGAATTGTCATGTCATTCACTTTATAATTCTCGTCTACTACAGGAGGTGTCATTCTAAAACCTGCTTTTATAAAATCATCTGCACGCAATGAGACCATAATATCAGTCAGTTTAGTGTGTATACCGCCTTGAGTAGTGTCTAGTACGTGCTCTACTTCGTTATAGCGTGTAACTAGCTTTAAAGCGAGTTCCTTTGCATGGTCTATATTTGGCTCTCTATCTTCTCTTTTATTATCCATATTAAATTATTTTAATTAGACTCCTCGGAAATGTACATTTACTTTCGCCATGATTATTTTGTTAATGATTTGTGCCAGCTTTTGTCAGGTCAAACGCTGTTTTGTTACTGGCGAGCCGCCTTGTTTATGTTGCCATAAATTTCTGCGACTTTTAGATTTTAATTAGACACCTCGGACAGAACTTGAATAGCTCTCCGTTTTCTTATAATATTTTTTAATTTTTCTTGCCAAATTACATATTGCTTCTTCAAAAGAATCTCCTCCGCAATCAAGCCTTGGGTCATGTGTTGCTATAAATCTATGTTCGTGTTCTTCTGGTTCGCCAGTTTCTAGCCAATAATTGAGGAGAGTATTTCTAGATTCGTCTTTCATTATTCTTTTAGTTTTAGGACAAACTTTCACAACTTCTATATCCATGTATAGCAAAGCCCAATCATAATTATCCGCCAACCAACACCAATCTTCGTAAAATTTACTTTTTTGTGGGAACATTGACATAGTTTATTATTTAAATGATATAGTACAAGGAACGACTTTAAGAGATAAGCCTTACTTTTCCGCATTTTCTACACTCTCTTATAAGTCCTACTGGGGCTGTAAATTTTTCTACGATTAATTTTCCAGTAGTTTTGTATTCATGCTTGCATAACGCTTGTTTCCAAGCTAATTTAATTATTTTCCAAATTTTACCTTCTTCGGTTTTATCCTTCATTTTTCTTGGTGTTATTTTTTTTAGAGTTAATGAGCTTTAAGAATTCTTCTCGGCATTCGTTATATCCAAATGTGTGTCCACATATCGCACAGTAGGGGACGGCTTCTCTATGTATTGAGCAAATAGATATTTCCTGTTTTGGCATTCCTTCCAGCTCGGTAAGGAGGGCTTGGCGACCAGCCTTATAGGCTTTATCTATCCAGCAATTAGTTTCCTGTAGAGTAACAAATCCTTTTGGAAATTCTCTATTAAATTTCTTTTTTAATTCTTCTAGTGTCATAATTTATTTTAAGTTATGATTCGTGAATTAATGGTACAAGTAAATCCCAATCAGACGGGTCAAGTTTATGGTCATCATCTGACATTATTTGATTTTGTTATTAAACAACTAAAAGCTTTACACATAATTTAATTTGTTAATGAGAATAATACACTAGCATACAACCAAAGTAAGCTTATAACTCCTGCTGCTATGATAATTGTTTTGTATTCCTTGAACATATTATTTGTTATATTATTTGTTCACCTGCTATCCAAACACTTTCTCTATACTGTAGTTTCTTATAATCACCTACTATATACGCATCTTCTGCCACCATTTCCGCTTCGGCTCTGCTCTCTGCCTCAGTTATTGCAATAAAGAATCGTTTAACCTTTTTTACTGGAATCAAAAATCTCTTCATGTTATTTAATTAAATAATATTCTGTGTGTTCTTTCGTAACTTTACTCTTCAAATATAAACATTGCGCAGTCCGGCATAAATTATCCTCAACAATCCAATACTTTCCACTTTCTTCTACTACTACATACGCATGGTCATTAGTACCAACAATAACAGGAAATTTCTTGATTTTCTTAACCTTGTTATACTCAATATCCAAATAGTTTAATGACTTCTGTATAAAGAATCCATGTCCATATCCATATCTTTCCCCAAGCTTAATCCCAATTTCTGCATAACTTGTAATATGTCCCAAAAAGAACTCTGCTCTACTTATTGCATAAGGTAGACAATAATAAGCACTAACCTGTAAACTCAAAACAAAAAATAAAACTATTGCGATTAACTTTTTCATAATGTTTATAATTAGATAATACAGATAACGTTTTGTTGCCTAACACAGCATTTTGTCGTCATTTCAAGCGTCTGAGGATATACACCAAGTAAACCTTTCAACGCATCTTTTTATATATATCTTTAACCTAACATTAGATATACAATAATAAATACTATCATAACACACCAGAACGCAATCGCACTTTCTATATCATATTCATTTTTATCATAGTGCCATTGGTATATATCTTTACATCCTATATGTTTTTCCTTCCCCCTATAAGGCATATCAGTTATGTAAGTATTTATTAACACTCTCAAATTCTATCGGCCTTCTAGCTATTCTATCGTAGTCCTTAATCAATTGTGCCAACAGTACATCTACTTCTTCTTTAAATTGCTTCAATGACTTTTCGTCTTTAGGTATTTTTATTTCTTTTAGTTTAGTCATGGTGTTCTTTTGTTATATTATAATTCTCATCAATGTCATAAGAGTAGTAATCATCACAATCATAAACTGCATTACAATGCTCGCACCAAAGTATTGCTTTCTCAATATCATACTCGTATGTTACTGACTCCTGTAATGGATGACTACAATGCGGACACGGATATTTCGTCTCCCTGTAATGTGAAATGTAAGATGGTTGCATGGTGTTTTTTAGTTAAATTATTTTCTGTGCGTATTATATATCAAAGTCATTTTCATTGCAAGCTATTCCTCTTGACAAACAAAGTTATTGATTGTCCTACGCCAGTTGCCATAGAATTTTGTGCCTTGCGTCCATAGTTTATAGCATTGTTCTATTTGCCATCTAGCGTCAGTAAAGAATCGTTCATCTTCTATTATATCTTTATGCCACGGATATGAGATACCGCAGAAACCGTAGCCAATTTGGTCATTATGCTTTCTGTTAATAGACCATAAAGAGTTCTCACTGTCAAGTAGTGCAAGGAACTTAATATTATGATTTGACACTTCGTCTGCTATATGAACATACTGTTGCTGGTCTTCGTCTACATTTAATTTTTTACAAACAGTTTTAGAACTTGTTATAGGTTCGGTTGAAAAACACTGCTGTAATTAATTACAACAGAGTCGCAGTTGCGAGCGGCTTTAATTCTCCAAGTTGTGAATTGTTTAGTTGATGGTATTTCTTCCATCTTGTATGTCTTGTCCATCTTTAGTTGTGCTAGTGCTTTTTCAGTTTTACATTTTGCTACTACTGCTTCTCTTACCATTGTTTTAGAGTTGTCTACTCTTAATGAATCAGTTTCATATACAAGCTCATAGTCTGAAATGCTAGAAGCGGCCCAAGCTTGCGGAAACATCTGTCTGCTAAAGAACATCACTAGCGCAAACGCACTGACAATTAGAACGAATGTGAACATTGCATTTGTAATTTTGTTTAACATGGTGTTTTGGGTTATTTATTTTTATATATTTGAAACTCCTTGTCTGATTGACAAAAGAGCTATTTTATTGGATTGTATATATTCCATGATTTCTTTACACCATTTCTTGCTTGTCTGATTTCTTTAATATCCATTACGAATTGCGGGTAAATTCTATTCTTAGAATATATATAAGTAGCCTTTGTATATTTATCTAGTGTTTCCTTGTTTATTTGTTTTTTCTTATAGGCTTCCCGTAAGTAGTCATCATATACAAAGCCTGTAGTAGGTGAATAGCGAACTGGCTTAGCTAAATAGGCTTCTGAGTTTCCCATATTGAATGAGGTTTAAAAAATAGGAATGATTTATAGACGCGAGGGACGTCTAACGTATTACGCAATAACTTTCACTTGTTGTCAATAAGTAGATTAGATTAAAGAATAATAGTGCAGTTGTCACTCCGAACAGAGCATATACTATCACGTCTAGGTCTTCTAAAGTAGCTTTCATATTTATTTGTGTTAAATGTTAATCTTTTATTCTAATATATTCATTGCGTTTTGTCAATGGTATATCGTCTTCGTCACGCATTGAGTCTACATAATATGTTCCGTCAATGCCTTCTATCCAAACGTCTACAATTTCACCCGTTCTTTTATGTTTAACTTTGAAAGATGTAGTCATATTGTTTTTAATTAGTTAATAGATTAGAACATATCCCTGCTAATATGTCAATAAGGAACAGTAACAGTATAAAATAGATTATAGTTTTCATTTTATTAAAGTATTATAAAATATTCCTCAGGATTATGCCCCGCTTTTTCGCATTTATAACAAGATAAATAATGAACATCATTTATAACTCTTTCGCTCCAATCAGCGTCAGATTTAAACCCTTCATTACCACAATTCGGACATTTGTAAAACTTCTCTAATTCTCCATTCTCAGGATTTATCATTGCAACATTACAATCCTCATCTGTCAAAAATATACAATCAGAGTGAGGATTATATTCCCATTTTACGCCATCATTTAATCCGCAATCGTTAGGATTGTTTGCGTAGGCTTTTAACAGGTCTGCAAGCTGGTCTATTTCACGATAGCCAAGCTTTGACAAGTCTTGTGTGTTCATGGTGTTTTTGATTAGTGATATTTTAGCTATAAATAGAATGTAAAGTTCTATTTGTAACTGTTAAAAGTATATCATAAAAACAACATAATTGCAAGCGTTTGGCAAGACTTATTTTCAAATAGTAATTTGAAAACTGTAAGACTTATTTATTCAATCCTGCATTACCCTTTTAACTGTTGTCGCTTTCTCCAACAGTTTAAAGACTTTTCTTTGTATTAGTTTCTTTTCTGTATTTATTAATATATATAGGCCAAATATTAATTAATATATATAATATATATAATATTTTTAATATATATTTTCACCAGTAATTTACTAGGAATTAATTATACAGAAAGAAAAATAAATAAAAAGAAAAACAGAATAATAGAAAAAAGCATATACCTGAAAGAAGACATTTTTTACTCAGTAAGAAAATACATATTCTTTCTTGCTGTAGAAATATTCTACAAGTCTTTACCCCTAGGGGGGTGTACACCAGCTTTTTCTTCCCCCCCTTCCTGCACATATCACATGGGTGTATTCGTTCATCTCACAAAATTCTCTATATTTCTATTTCAGTGGTAAACTTAGATATAAGGTATAGTGGGTATGATGTTATGTATAGAGACATAATGTAGCGTATTCTAAGATACCTAATTTAAGAGATTGTAATAAAGATGAGTGTTATATCATCTTGAAGTATATAGGAGGATATTTCACGATAAAAACAGTATAGATTTTGATATTGGCTTACATATAATAAGCTTGACTTATAAAATGATAAGGTGTATAATGTTATTGTGATATAAATAAGTTTTATTATATGGAAGAGAGTGCAATAAGGGACAAGGAGGAGAAGGGGAGGAAGCGTTTTTATACCAGAGCAATGACTGTGAGTGAGAAGATGAAGTTGGGTAGAATGAGGAATAAGGCAGAGGTGTTGGGGTTACCTATAGAGGAGTTGGAGAGGTACAGTATTTTTGCACCTGAGTTGGAAGCCAGAGCGTTTGTGGACAAGCTGGTAGAGAATAATGGTGAAGTGGTGAAGACTATGAGGCAGTTATATCCTACATTGAAGCAGCAAGGAGCAGTGTATGTGATGAAGAAGGGGTTGGAGTTATGTGAAGCATTGAGAGTTAAAGAGTTGATAAAGGAGGCACTTGACAAAAAGAGTATAAGTGTTGAAAGTATAGTTAGTAAGATATTGGAGATTAGTAAGAGTGCTAAGCGGGACAGTGATAAGTTGAGAGCATTGGAGTTGCTTGGAAAATTTAAGAATATGTTTAATGATGGTATGGGTGGTAATAAAGTAGAATACAATTTAAATATTAGTGAAGATGCAGCAAGAAGATTACTTGAGCGTAGAACGAGATACGACATTGGACAAGCAGGACGTTTCAATGGAGGAAGCACGTGCGATGTTATCAATGGCGAGGAAGTCGTTGATGGATTATGCGATAGTGATGCAGAAAGATTACAGACCGAATTGGCATCACGAGATAATGGCGAAGAGGTTGGAGGACGTGGCATTGGGGAAGACGAAGAGGTTGATGTTGTTCATGCCTCCGAGGCACGGGAAGACGGAAATAGCGACAGTTAAGTTTCCGGCATGGTATTTAGGTAGGAATATTGACAAAGAAGTGATTTGTTGTTCTTATAGTGCTGACTTAGCTGAGGAGTTTGGTAGAAAGGCTAGAGCGTGTGTAGCGGATGAGTTACATGGTGCGATATTTCCTGACTGTAGTTTACAGACTGGTAGTAAGAGTGCTACGAACTGGAAGGTTAGTAGTAGAGGTGGGTTTACGGCTACTGGAGTTGGTGGTGCAATTACAGGTAAGGGGGCTAATGTATTGATTATTGATGACCCGATTAAGAACAGAGAGGAGGCTGAGTCGGAGACGTATAGAAAGAGGGTATGGGACTGGTATACATCAACGGCTTTTACCAGGTTGGAGAAAGATGGTGCGATTATTTTAATTATGACACGTTGGCATGATGATGATTTAGCTGGTAGATTATTGGCATTAGAGGGTGAGAGAGGATATGCGTATGATAAGAAGGTGGGTAAGTGGGTTAAGGGTCGTGCCACTAGAAAGGACATGAAGGATGGGAAGTGGGATGTAATTAGATTTCCTGCTATAGCGACAGAGCACGAACAGTTTAGAAAGCAGGGTGAGGCTTTATGGCCTGATAAGTATGATATAAATGCTTTAGAGGATATTAAAAGAGCAGTGGGTATGAGGGACTGGGGTGCACTTTTTCAGCAAGACCCGGTAACGGAAGAAGGTGCAGATTTTAAAAGTGAATGGTTTAAGTATTGGCAAGAAATACCTAAAGGTGTTAGATATATTACTACAGTGGATTTAGCAATTAGTCAGAAAGAAAGTGCAGACGACTCGGTAGTAATGACGGTCGCTTTTGACGCACATGATAATCTGTATATAGTAGATTATAAAAACTGGAAAGCAAATCCTAGTGAAGTTATAGATGAAATCTACAACCACTACAACAAATATCATGGCTATATAGGAATTGAAAGCGTAGGTTATCAGCAATCACTATTCCACTACTTGAGATTAGCTGGACATTCCAGAGGTCAGTATTTACCAGTAGAAGAAATAAGAACAAGGTCAGATAAAGAAAGTAAAATCAGAGGACTGATACCATTCTATACGAATGGAAAAATCTATCATGATAAAAATAACTGTCAAGAATTAGAAGACCAGTTAAAGCGCTTTCCTAGTGGTAAACATGATGACATTATTGATGCACTTGCTATGAGCTTAGGCATGCTGCGCAGACCGCAAATATATTCAGATATGAAAAAAGACCTAACACAAGAAATTGGTATTAAGTATGGATTAGATGGTAAACCATATATTTCCTAATATTTGACATATTATTAAATATATGTTATATTTTAAGTGCCTAGATATTATATATATTATATAATTACTCTACCCCCGAAGAGCTTCCCCCCTATAGTCCCCCCTTCATTTTTTCATAAATAAGATATAAGAAACTATAGGCATTTGCTTGCTTCCTTTACTGTAGCCATTTAATTGTAAATGAACGGTTTTTTTAAGTATACTTTCTCTACCCCCTTCTATCGGCACCTTGCTTCCCGCTAAAGTTGTCTCTTTTTATCGGTTGACAACCCCTATATTTTAGCATGGGGTTTTCCTGGTCTTTACTGGTGCAATTGACTAGACCCCGTTTACTTTTCCGTTCGGAATGATGCCTTAGCGTAGCCCATATTAGCGTGGAGCGTCAGGCATTCCTCTGACAGAGTATCGCTCGTAAAGTAACTCACTTTACACAATTATTATACACTATTTTAACAAAAATATCAAGTATAAGCTCTTGAAGTAAATATAAAAATATGTTAAAATATACATTTATATATTAAATTATAAAATACTCTTGACTTTTGTAAAAAAAGAGAGTATAATGTATGTGTAAAATAAACAATCTTCAAAGTAGTGTATAAAGAGATTCTAGAGCAGGCTATAGCCAATAGGCGACCTTATGACCATATTGGCTGGAGAGGGATTTGTACAAAATGTGGAATAGATTATAACATATTTGGTGAAGAAGTCAAGAAGAAGTATGGAGATACTTATAAGGATATGAAGAGTGTTGAGGTGAGGTGTAAGAGGACTGAGTGTAATGGGTTGGTGAAGGTACTTTACAAGATGAAAGAGGAGCGTGCTATACATTTGACTTCAATTGCACGCAGGAAATAGCTTTATGTGGGCTTACGAAGTGCGGATTGATGTAAAAGTCACTGCAAATGTGGGGCAGGTAGGTCACAAAACTCTCCGAAAGGGGCAGGATGTAAAATTTCTAGCCCCACATAAGGTTATTTATAAAAATACTATGGCAAAGATAAATGCTAATGTAAAGAGTAGAGCTATGCAGTGGCTACAGGACGTAAATAGTGAGTTTGATTCATTGACTAGCAGGCTGAGGCCTAAGTGGTATGATTGGTGGAGGCTGTATAGGGTATTTGAGAATGAGCAGAGGTTACCTGGGCAGAGTAATATCTTTATACCTAAGGTTTTTGAAGTAATTGAGAAGAAAGTGCCGTCAATTGTTAAGCATAATCCTAAGTTTATTGTATCTGCTAGAGTAAATGAGGCTGCTGATGTAGTTGCTATTGCTCGTGAGACATTAGATTACTGGTGGTATTTGAATAAAATGCGTGCGGTTAGTGAAAAATTTGTAAAAGATGGATTTATTTTTGGTATTGCGTCATGGAAAGTTGATTGGAAGCAAGAATTTAAGAAGAAAATTGTTACAGAGAATGGTTTAGATGAGGAGACTGGTGAAACTATTAGTAAAGAGGTAGAAGAATTGGAGGTTGTTAGTGAGCATCCTACTGCAAAAGTGGTTTCTATATTTGATTTTAAGATTGACCCTAGAGTTGAGACGTTTCAAGAGGGTGTTGGTATATTACATTTTATAAATGATGTACGTTGGGCGCAGTTATGGGACATGAAAGATGATTATGATTTATCCGAATTGAAAGATGTTGATGTTGAATCATTAGATGCTGATATATCTACTACTCCTGAGAAGGAGGAGCAAGAGGATGACAGAGGAATTGAGTCTGGTGCTACAGAAATTGATAAGAATAGAATGACTATTTGTGATTTCTGGGGTTTATTCTCGCCTAGTGGGAAGCCAGAGGATGAGCAAGAATATCATATTGTGGCTGTAGTTAGAGATGGCATGCCAGAATATGTTATTAAATGTGAAGTGAATGATTTAGGATTCAGACCATTTGTAAAATTTGCAGATAGAGTTGTAAATGGTGAGTTTTATGCTATTGGCGAGGTAGAGCCATTAGAAGGATTACAAATTGAATATAACAATATCCGAAATGCGAGAATGGACTTTAATAATTCGGTTAATTATCCAGAGTGGATTTATAATCGCAACGCTAATATTAACCCTGCTCAACTTGTACATAAGCCGAACAACATTATACCAGTAGACTTACCTTTAGGGTCAGATGTTACATCTGTTTTAAGGCCATTAGATAAGCCTATTGCACCTGTCAGTGGTATAAATGAAGAGGCACAGATAAATAAAGATTTCCAAACTGTTTCACAGACGATTGATTATACTGATAGAGGTGGTTCAAAAGGATTTACAAATACAGCTACTGGAATCCAGTCAAGAGATGCACAAATGAACGCACAGGTTTCTAATGTAGTAGACCATTTAGAGGATGCGATTTCTGAATTGGGAATGATGTGGCTTGCATTAGCTGATAAATTTGGTGAAGATAAAATAATGATAAGAAGAAAAAGAGCGGAAGAAGATTTTATGCAAGATGAAATACCATTAAGTGAAGTTGAAGATAAATTTACCGTAGTAGATAAATCTGTATTTACAGATGCTTTATTTAAATACGGTGTACAGGTAGAAGCTGGTTCTACTACTTATGGTTCAGCACAGGGTAAAGGACAGGATGCTGTAAACTTGGCTAATACTGCTGTTCAATTTGCTTCTATGGGTGTGCCAATTGACATGACTAGAATTTTCAAAGAATTGATAAAGGAGAACTATCATAAATCAAATCCAGAGGAATATATATTACAGCAACAACCTCAGATGCCAGGACAGCCAGGTGGAAATCCAATGCCATCTAATCCTGCACAACCAGGTGGTAAAGCACTGTTACAGCCATCACAACCTAATCAACAATTAGTATGATTGGAATAGATAGATTAAAAGTATATTCAGAGAAAAGAACTAGAGAAAAGTATCTTGATAAAGAGTTACAGATTGAAGCTGATGAATTTATGCGTGAATTTGAAGCTGTTAAAGGTATGTTATCTACTCCAGGATGGAAGGTTGTAAGAAAGTATTTGACAAATTGTATTGATGTAAATAGAAAGCGACTTGATTTTATAGATTTAAAAAGTGAAGAAGCTTTAAGGATACAGGCAGAGATTACTGCATTTAAGACTGTACTATTTTTTATTGAAAGCAAGAAGGACTTTGACATCTAGTAGTAGTTTTACCCGAGGTTATAGGTTTCCTGCTCTCACCTATAGCCTCAGGTAAATCTATTACTTAACTTATTACTATGAAGGATAAGGCAAAGACAGCGGAGTCTACAGACCAACCAAAACAGGAATCCGAGGTGGAACAACCTGTTGAGGAGTCACAAGACCAACCAGAGTCTACGTCCGAAGAGGGCAAAGACACGCCTGAGCAATCAGGAGAAGAGATAATTGAAGAGGTAGAAATGCCTGATGGCACTAAGCTCGCAATTGATGAGTTGAAAAAGGGGTATATGCGTATGGCAGATTACACTCGTAAAACTCAAGAGATTAGTAAGCTTAAAGAGCAAGTGTACGTTCCACAAAAACAAGACGATGGATATTCCGATGATGAGAAAGCTGCGTTAGCAACACTTGATAAATTAGGAGTTGCTAGAAAAGGTGAGCTTGAACAGACTGTTAGAAGAATTATGGCGCAACAAGCCATGATGACTGACAGACAAAGAGTTCAGCAAGATGCTGGTTTAGATGATGACAGCATGGACATAGCGCAATTCATATCATTTAAAAAAGGAATACCACTAAGCGAAGCTGCTAGAAATCTAATGGATAGTGGAAAGAAAGTTATCAAAAGAAAGGTGTTAAGTCCTAGTAGTGATGTCACTACGTCAGCAAGTAGTAAGAAGAGTAACGAGATTACACCCGAATACATCAGAAGTCTTGACCCAAATTCAAAAGAATTTGAAAAAGTCGTAGAAATGATGGAAAAAGGGGAATTATAACATAACAATGAAAACGAATATGTTGAAAATTTATTCAAAAGAAGGAGCGTTAGACGTGTCTGATGCTGCTACTACATCACAATTCCTTATTGCAGCACCTTCTGCTGGCGTTATTAACGTAAAGGAATGTATTGGTGTACTTACAGAAGCAACTGGAACTATGACTGTTGATGGAGTTATTGCTCTTTATATTGCTGGAAATGAAGTTGGTACTTTTACTCCTGGTGATGATGCTGCAATAGGATTCTCAGAAGCTTTTACAGTCGATGGAACTTATGCAACATCTGCAAATCCTTATGTAGAATTTGCTGCTGGTGAAGCAATTGAAGTTAAGACAAAAACTCAAGCTACAGACGTTACAACTGGAGATGGAGTCGTTTATCTTGCAATTGACTTCGGACTATAATTTTAATTTAAAGAGCAGGTTATATTAAATAACCAAAAAGAAAGATATGAGTAACAATATAAATACTACAGTAGCAGATGTTTTTATTCCTGAGGTATGGAGTAAAGAAATCATCAAGGCTACTAATCCAAAAATGGTTTTAGCTAACCTAGTTTGGAGATTTGATAAAGAGGCAAAAATGGGTGATACTATACATGTACCATCTCTAAGTAATTTATCTGCAAATGATAAAATTGCTAATACAGATGTAAGTTTACAAGCACCTACAGAAACAAATACAGACATTTCAATCAATGCACACAAAGAAACATCTTTCATTGTTGAGGATGTTGCACAATTGAAAGCAAATAGAGACCTAAGAGGTCTTTATACAGAAAGAGCTTCTACAGCTATTGCTAAGGCAGTTGATTCTGCTATAGCTGCTCTAGCTTCTGCACTTTCACAGACATTTGGAACTTACAATACAGCTATTACAACTGATGTTGTACTAGATTCTATTGAACAACTAGACTTGAACGATGTACCTATGGAGAATAGATATTTTGTTTTCCGTCCGGATGTTAAAAGAGATTTGCTTGATTTAGCTGCATATACTTCTAGCGATTACGTTGGAGGTCGTCCAGTAGAGACTGGTTCTATTGGCATGCTTTATGGAGTAAATACTTACATGTCTACAAATCTAGTTAAATCTGGAAACAATACAAATAACATGTTATTCCACAAAGATGCTTTAGCTTTGGCTATGGCACAAGCTCCAAGAGTACAGACTGAATATCAATTGGAGAAATTGGGAACACTTGTAGTAGTTGATACTGTTTATGGAGTTAAAGAAATGAGAGATTCTTTCGGAGTCTTAGTAAAGAGCTAATTGAAAATTGGAGGGGAGACATTTGAATATATCTCCCCTCTACAGATATTTTTTAACTAAAAAGATTATGGCTACTGGAAGTATGTCCTATAATCCTATGCAAATAGACGGAGATGGTACTGCTGTTGGAAACGTAGATGACAATATATCATTCTTGAATTTAAATGGATTCACTGCTGGAAGTGGTAAAATGATTGATACTGATAAAACTGCATTAACAGGAAAAGCTGGATTACTAGTTTATTTTGATGGAGTTTTATATGGATATATTCCTATCGTTACTGGTGCTAGTAGTTTTTCAGGTGAGGGGATTGACGCAGTGTCCTGCGCCCCTCACTTATAAAGATTATTATTTAACAACAATCTTATGGAGAGCTTAAAAGACAAGATGAAGGAGCCTATGTGGATTATGAATCCACATGGAGTCAAGTCTTGTGTTCCAAGGGAGTTGGCTGAGAAATTTGTCAGCACAGAAGTAGGATGGAAATACTGCGACCCCGAGTATGTTCCAGAGGATAAAGAATATCCTTTATGTAATGAACTTAATGAACAGGGATTAAAAAGAAGACGTGCAATTCAGGACTCAAAGGATGTAATGAAAACGAGTCTATCTGAGCCAGAACTCAGACAGAAAGCAAAATCTCTAGGAATTAAATCCTCACAAGTAAAATCAGTTTCACGGCTAATAAAAGAAGTGGCTGATATAGAAGAAAATCAATAATATTTAACATTTTATTTTTATGGACTTAAAAGAATTGAAGGTTATGGCCTATGACACAATGGCACAAATTGAATTTCTACAAAGTAAATTCAAACAAATCAATGAAGAGATTGCAAAACAATCACAAGAACAACAGAAAAAAATTCCAGTAGAGAAAAAAGTAGAAATAGGTGACCCACAGCCTTGGGTAGAAAAGGATGAGCCAAAAGTAGAGGAGATTAAAGAAGAAGAAAAGCAATAATTTAATTAAATAATATGCAAAATCAAGAATGGAAGACAAATAGCGTTAGAAGTGCCGCTATTCTTACTAACAACTATGTAGCTGGTACAGTATTATCAGATGTACAATTAAGCAATCAGCTTGTTGTAATGGTAAATTTTACTATTGGAAGCTTGGATGACTTGAGAGTAAAGATTGAGTTCTCTTCTGATGGTACAAATTATTATCAAGAATCTTTTTCTAATGTAAGCGGAGGAGTTTCAACTGATACACTAGGCGAACACAAGATGGTAGCTACTGGTTTTTATGCAATTCCAGTCGCAATAAAAGCTAGATACATAAAGATTAGTGCAAAGGGAACAGGTACAGTTACAGATTCTTCTTGTACTATAGACGCTGTGATAGGAGTTTCTTAACAATTTAAAATATGGGATTCAATATTAAAAGGCAAGTTGATGCTATTGTGCTAACTAATGCTGAAATAAAAGAAGAAAAAGAAAAGCTCCTTCGTGATGTAGAAAGACTAGAAGCCACAATTTTTAAACGTAAACAAGAAGCTGATGTTCTTCCAAATCTTGAAGAAAAAATAGATAGCTTGACAAAACAATCAAATGATATTCAAGTAGCTTTACTAGAAGCAGAAAGTAGGTTAAAACAGGTTGAATTAAAAAGAAAGGAGGTTGAAGCTGTTATTGTTAGTGATGAAGATGCTAAGAAGGCATTAGAATTGGAAATTGAGTTTTTGAGACAACAGCTTATTAATATTCAATTTGAATTAAAGAGTGTTGAGAGTTCAAAGACCGCAGAAGAAGGTAGATTGAAAATTACTGGAGAGGATTCTAGTAAGGCTGCTTTAGCATTATCTATACTTAATGCTGAGGTAGAACAAAAGAAAACTGAATTAGATAGATTAAAAAAAAATATAGCTCAGAGAGACGCTGAATTATCTGATAAAAATGCTGATGTACTTATTACAGCTGCTGGCATTGCGTCAGCTGAGAAAGAGAAAATTGAATTAGTAAATAAAATTGCTGCACTTAGATATGATTTATCAAGGACTGAGCAAGAAGTTGCACAAAGAGAAGCTAGGGTTGCGGCACTTGAGCAAGAATTGATAAATAAGAAAAAACAATTAGAAGATGAATTTGTAAAGAAATTTGCAGATAAAGAAGGAGATTTAAATTTCAGAGAATCTGCTCTTGACGAGAAAGCTGAAAGATTAAGGGGGTTAAAGTTAGAGCTAGAAAAACATTTCGGGAAAAAACTTCCTAACATAATATTCTAATGGCTGGATTTGGAATCCGAGAAGAGCAGGGTGGTGTGAAAATTTTAGATGATGGAGTTACCTTAGTGGAGAAGGCGAGGTCAATAGACTTTACTGGAGACATGGTTGAAGGTACAGCCATTGAAGCTGATGTTACTGAGACTATAGATTCAAGTATTCCTCCTATATCTGGCTATTTACTTTTAGCTGGTAGAATAGGTGGACAGACTGCTCAAGGAGGTACGCAGGCTGGAGATGATTTGACGTTTTTTGGTAATTCGTCTGATGGTGGATACGTGCATTTAAAGAGTGCTGTATTAGTTGGGTTTGGAGAGGGAACGGATAATCCTGCTACGATGGTATCGGCTAATACTAAAGATACAAGTCCTCCTCCGGAGTTATTTACTAATGAAGGGTTTGAGGATTGGACATATATTGAGTTTCCTGATGGTTGGGAATATGCGGGGAATCCTGATTCTCCTGGATATGCGGCTTCTAAGACAACAGATTCGCATAGTGGGACGTATGCTTTATATACAAATGGTGGAGGGGATATAGATGGGTTTAGTGGATTATTTCAGTCATATACTGATTTAGAGCAGTCAGATACGTATACAATGAAGTTTTGGGGTAAAGGGAGTGGGAAAACTGCTACTATAGGATATGCACAGGCTATAGAAGATATTAGTGTTTGGTGGGCATTTACTGGGCCTAATGCTGGAACATGGGTTGACCTTAATCCTAGTTATTTGACAGATGGTGGTCTTGAGGTATGGGTAGGAGATGAAACTCCTAAGTATTTTGAGAATATAGGCGACGCTGGATATTTAGTTACTAAGTCTTTGGATTCTGATGTGGGGACTTATGCTATGCAGTTAAATGGGGATTTGATTGGCCCTAATTTTAGTGGAGCGGTTCAGTTTATAGATGGATTGACTTATGCAGATTCATATACATTTACTTGTAGAGCTAAGAACTTAGGTGATTTTTATTTGGTATACGTGAGTGATGATGATGATACTGGCGATACTTATTATTGGAATTTTACATTACAGCAGTGGGATAGCTTGACTCCTGATTTAGTTTCTGATGGTGATATGGAGTTATGGACTGACCCTAATACTCTTACACAATGGACTGATTTTCCTACTGGTGGTGGAAGTCCTACATTAGACCAAGAAACTGTAAATGTTTACAGTGGATTATTTGCTGCTAAAATGACACCTGATGCTGGAACTGCGTTAGGAATACTACAGACACAAGCAGGGATAGGCACGGCTGGAGATAATTTATGGTTTATAGGACATTTTGCAACTGCTTCTAGTGGAACAGTTACAGTGGCATTTTTAAATGGTGCAGGTGATGAGATTTGGAATTTTACTACGCAGAGTTGGGATGCTTATGCTGGCCCACCTCCAAGTTCTGACCAGAGATATGAATTTACAGGAGTTGGTACAGAGTACATAAAACGCGATTTAAGTTTTACTATACCTACTGATGAGGGAATTACAGTACAGATAGTTGGAGATTCTAGTGTAGTTACTTATGTAGATAGCGTGCATTTAAGATTCGGAGATGCTAGACCTTCTGGGCCAGATTATTTCTATGGATTTACTACTACGGCTAGTTATGCAACTTATACATCTCCAGCTGTACAGATGATAATACACGCTACTGAGAATTTAGGAGTAATTCTAGTTGCAAATGCAGAGATATTGATTGATAATGTTACGCTTAGAAAGGACGGTACTGGAGATAATATTTTAAAGAATTATAGTTTTGAGAACTGGTTTACGGCTGCTAATACTGACCCTAATGTATTGGCTAACTGGAATGAATTATATTATGGAGTTGATACGTATTATTTAGAGCAGACTACTAAGATGGACGACCCTGATTATGTATATTCAGGGTATTCTTCTGCTAAACTTGCTGCATGGGGAGGAACTTATTATATTTACCAGAATGCAGATTGTTCTGCTTTAGATGAGGGACATGAATTAGGATTTCAGGCGTATGTATTGTCGCCTAACATGGATGCCAGTATATTTATATACTTTTTAAATCATGGTGGAGACCAAGTTTATAATTTCAATACACAGAGCTGGGATGCTTATGTAGGTGGTGAGCCTACGGGTGATAATATTATTGAGAGGACTGCGACATCTACCTGGGCTGATGCTAGTATTGAGGTAAAAGTACCTGCTGATAAACATATTGTATGTTACGTAGGAGTAGATGGTGGAGCTAATGTATATATGGATAGCATTAGATTAGTTGAGAATATTGGTGGAGGTGCTCCAAGCAGTGATTATTTTCATACGTTTAATTTAACTGGTGACTGGGCTGAATATACTTCACCTAGTCCACAAGTTATTGTTCCAGAGGATGAAGAAATTACTGCATTGATAGGTTCAGTTGATACTGGGGCTACAATGGATGATTATAGTTTACTTAAAGATGGGACAAGTCCAGATATTGCTACTAATGGAGGATTTGAAACATGGACATTTTATGGGTACGCAATAAATGACTGGGAAATAGGTAATTACTACGATGACGGTGGTGATGTATTTAGAGAAGAAACAATCGTTCATGGAGGTACATACTCACTTAAAATTGACAATGACGGTACTGGTAGGAATTATGTTGGACAAGTAGTAGGGTCATTAACCGCAGGAACTGATTATGATATTTCCATATACGCAACTACAGATTTAGGAAGTGAATCAGAATTAGGAGTAATGGTTTTAAATGATATAGAGCAAGACGCTACTCAGATATGGAATTTCACACTTGGACAATGGGACGCGTTTAGTGGAGGATTAAGTGGACAAGGAAATGACTATAGAGATACTACAAGTTTAACATCTAGTTGGAGCGAATGGAGTGATATTATAACCGCACATGCTAGTGAGAAAATGTTTCCTTTATTTTATTCTGTAACTACCGATTTAGATGTTTATTTAGATGATGCTTCATTTAAGATTGAGGCTACAGGTGGAACGCCTACGATAATTTGGGATTTCACTAATGAGAATGATTTTAATGATTTAGATGAGAATGATGTCATATTCAGAGTTAGAACTGATGATGAGACAAATAGTAAAACATTTTTTGAGGTTAAAGGTGATGGGAGCATAGATACAGAGTTTGATTCATTCGTGTTTAATAGCGATATTGAAGCCGACAATTTATCTGGTACTAATACAGGTGACCAGAATGACCATGGACTTTTAACTGGCTTAAGCGATGATGACCACACGCAATATGTTAAAAATTTAGGTAGAGCTTCTAGTCAATATGTTTACGGTAATTCGGGGGGTAGTGGTGCTTTATATTTACGAGGAGCTTATACCGGATTAGGAGAAGTAAGTATAGGTAATGGACTTATTACAGTAAACGAATCCACTAATGCAATATACTTTGGTGGAAATATATTATTCCCTGATAGAGATGGTAATATTTATCCTTTTGATAATAACGCAGGAAATGGACACGACATGTATTTAAGAGGTGGAAACGCTACTTCTGGCATGGCTATGTCGTGGCAAGGTGGAGATTTAATACTTGGTCCTGGAGCAGGTGTTGATGGTGGTGCTTCTGGAGACGTAATAGTCTCTAATTTAACATCAGGCGGAATTGTTATGGCAGTTGGCGGAACTGGCTCTCTATATGTTACGCAGCAGATTTCAGAGCTTTGGATTGTAGCTGCTCATGAGCTAGAAACATTTACAAATAATTCAGGCAATCATGAATTTGGAGAAACAGAGAACGACTTTACTCTTTCATGGACATATAATAGAAACGGAGATGACCCTACTGCTCAATCTATAGATAATGGAATAGGCGGATTATCAGAAACTTTAAGAAGTTATAATGTTACTGGTGCAGGATTAACGACGACTACTACTTATACAATCTCGGCTATAGGAGATGACACAAATCCATCAGATTTATCTACTACGGTAAATTTCTACTGGAAAAGATACTATGGAGTATCTACTGGAGATGTATTTAGTGGAGCTGATGTCATGAGCGTTCTAGCGCCACAAGGTGCTGAGTATGGTACCGCTAGAGCAGATAGTGAGAGTTTTACTTCTGGAGTTAATCCTACGTATTACTATTTTGCTTATCCAGCTGCGTGGGGAGCTGTTGCTGGTTGGACATTTAATGGATTCACGCAGGACGTTGGCGATTTGGAATACTCTAATGGAGCTGATGCTTTTGGTGCTAGTCCAACGAATGTAAGTTTAACTAATGCAAGCGGAGGTACAGCAGATTATTATATCGTAAGGTCAGTTTATCAGTATCAAAACACTACTGATACAGTGGCTATTTCTTAAATTATAAACTATGCCAAATATAGGTTCACCATTAATAGGAGGAGCGTACGAAACTCATTCAGCAGAACTAGGAAAGGGGGGTTTAAGAACTGTCGCTGACTGGACTGCTCGTAATGCTATAATTGAAGATAGACTTGAGGAAGGTATGCAAGTTTATACTGTAAATGATGGAATAACATGGCAGTTAAAAGCTAGTTATTCTGTTCCTACAGTTGATGGTGACTGGGAAGACGTATCAGATATGCAGGTAGGAGATGGAATTACTATCACAGGCGCAGGAACTTTGCTTGACCCATTCGTTGCTACGTCTGGAGTTACTGAACATCAATTACTTAACAATCTTAATTGGGCTAGTGCTGGACATACAATAGATGACGACCTAGAGGTAAACGATAATAGCGTAGTATTAACAGAGATTTCTACACCTTCTAATCCAGATGCAGATAATCTTAAGATTTACGCTAAGGATAATGGAGGAGTTACTAAACTTTATACTTTAGATAGCGATGGTACCGAAACAGAGGTTGGTTCAGGTGCAGGGGCTACAGAATTGCCAGATTTAAGCGATGTAGACGCTGCACTAGACTATACTGACCATAACGTTTTTCAGGCAGATGGAACTAAATATACAGGTGCTACTTATTC